CCGCTCCCGCTGGCCGCTGAGACGAATGGCCTGCATCTTGGCCTTCTCGGCTTCCACGAAGTAACCGTCGATCGTGAATCCGGACGAATTGACGCGATCCCGAAACCCGCCGATCCAAGAGGGCACGGAGGCAATATTTTTCCGCACGACTGCGATCACCCGCGAGTCATCGACAATCAAGCCTCACTCGCGAAACGGTTGTCCAGCCGAATTGACAATCGCATCGCCGTTGCGGTCTTCGGTGATCACTTTCTGAAACTGCTGCGTCTCCCATTGAATGTCGGCCGGATCGTTGAGCGGATTATCGGTCGGCTCAAACCGCTGCTCCGTGCTGTAGCTGCAAACGAAGATCCAAACCTTGGGCGAAAACGATTCGTTGCGCCCCCGCCGCCGTCGGCAAGTGGCGCTCGCGTTGTTGGGATGGGCCGCACCGATCGCGGGCAGCAGTCCCGAAGCATAGATGTCTTCGGCGTCGTCATACGGATCGTCGGTCACCACGCGAAACACGCGGCTATGGATCCTCACCGACGGGGATGAGCTATCGTCTCCATCCCGCCCCCGCCAGATCTCTTTGACACTCGAAACCGCCATCTATTCACCAAATACTGCCACGACTTGATCTTCGTCCTCTTGCAAATCGATTTGAATTTCCTTGAGGACCGCCAACACTTGTTTGTTGATCGCTTCGAGATTTTTGTTGGGGTTTTGCTTCGTGTTCTTCACCAGCCCGCTCGCACGAAAACGCGCCAACGCCCGCGCGGCTTCCGCGCTCCCTTGCGTGGCCAATCCGGGCAGCGGTGGCGGCCCGTTGGGTTTCAGCTTGCCCAGTTCGCTCCTGCGAAAAGCGTCAACCGCTTGGTTTTCGGCGCGAGCCGCCACCCTCGGGTCGAGCACGCCCGCTTTGCTGAGCCGGTCGATGTTCTTCAAGTCATCGCGGAGCTTTTGCAGCGGCGAACGGCTTGCCCTGCGAATGCTTTCCGCTTCTCGCTTCAGCTTGTCCTGCTCGCGTTTTTCATTCGCCGCTTTTTTGTCACGCTCTTTTTGGAAGCGGGCCTGCAGCCGATCGTTCGCCGCAATCCCCCGCTCGCGGTCCCGTTTCTCTTGAGTCGCTTTATCGTTCTTGCCTTGGAGCTCTTCGGTTTTGCGGGCGATCTCCAATTCGTTTTTGAATTCCCGCAGCTTGGCGACGTCTTCACCGAGCACTTTGCTCAAAGCTTCCGCTGATGCCTTGAGACGTTCCCTCGTCCTGAGCGCTTCTTTGTCGATCGAGTCCAGTTCTCGCATCCGAGCACCGATCTTGTCTCCGACCTGCCCTTCGAGTTGGGGACGCCCGAGCAGCTCCGCCCTTTCGGCGTCGCGCTCTTTTTGTGAAGCCCGCTCCGCAAACAACCGTCGCCCAATTTCAGCCGCCTGCTTTCGGCTCTGATCGATCAAACCTTGCCGCTGCCCGACTCTCAATTTGGCGATTTCACTCCCCTTGACGCCCCCAGCCTGTTGGAGTTTCAGCCCTTGCTCGAACAGACGATCCTGCGAATCCCGAAAAGTCTTGATTCGCTCCTGCGATTTATTCAAGACGTCCGTATAGGTCTCCGCTTTTTTAATCGCCCCATCAGCCCCTTTGTTGAATGCCTGCCACATCGAGACGCCGGCAACACTCACGCCCGCAATCGCCCCCGCAAACGGCCCACCCATAATGAAGGCCAGTTGCGACAAGTTGTTTGCCGCCCCCCGCAACCCTCCGGAAAACCCGCTAGTCCCAAAGCTGACCGCAAAGTCTTCCACACCGCGCGACAGTTCCAACAGCCCCCGCTGCGCGGTCTTCGTCGAACGATTGAAGCCCCCCACATCCCGCTTGAAGCCGTCCAACTCGCGCCGCGCAGAATTGAAGCCCTTGCCGACCCCCCGCGAGTCCACCCCCAGATCGATAACCAGATCATTTCCCAGGGATGCCATCAAATCGCTCCAAACGCCAACGCCACATTTGCCACGGTCGCCTCCACTGAGGGACCGACAGCGGTCTCTTCCGATTCCGGCTCGCCGGGCAGATAGTTCAGGTTCTCATAAATCGAGTCGACGTCGTCGCTACGCAAAATGGCGCTCAGCAACAGCATCGCAATATGTTTCATCCGCAGGTCTTCGCGCTGCTCGCCGAACGGTTCAATCGTGCTCAGTGCGCGGATCGCGTCGAATTCATAATCCGTCATCTCCTCCAACATCCGCTGCCAATCCGGACGCCCACAGTGCAGACCCAGCCTTATGGCGAATCGGGTGCGGGCGTCTCCGGCAAGTTTTTTGCCAGTTTGCTCAGATCGCGATCGACCCGCGTCAGGTCGCGGGCCGCTTCATAGATGTAGGTCAACAGCGCCGCGTCCACTTCACCCAAAGCGGCCACGTCTTCGGGCGTGAACTGCTTGCGGTCGTTTTCATCCACGACCGTTTCGGAGATCAGCTTTTCGCGATAGGACTTGGACCGTTCCGTGTCGGTCTGTCCGTCCGCCCTGTCGAAATACGCTTCGTATTCGCCTTTTTCGCGGGCACTGAGCGAACGCAGGCGAATCTGTTTCCCCGCCAGCTCGGGAAAGTCCTCGGGAATCGTCAGCAGGAGATATCGCCGCCGCGTGGCTCCTAGCAATTCTTGTCCGGTCAAGAGGTTCATCATCAGTCCTCACATCGAAAAACGTTGTGTCAGATCAGTCGTCCCGCCGCGATTCAATCGCCCGGTTCTTCGGTGGGTGCCGCAACCTCCTCAGCCGCAGCTGCGGGAGTCACCGCCACCACGGTTTGTGAGTCGTGGCGCCGCAGTCCGGTCCCCATTCCCTTGGAGAGCCGGGCATAAGCCTGTCGCGCCGCGCGGTGCTGCTCCTCGGTCATGTTGGCCATCTCGGCACAGTCGTCATCGACCGGGAGAGCCACCCCCTGCTGCACCAGGCGATAGGCGTCCGGATGCTCGATCTCGGTCCCTTCCGGAACGGTGAGAATCGCGGGGACTTTGTACGGCCGCCCCTCGGCTTTGGCCGCGATCTTGTCTTCGGCGGACCATTCGGGATTCATCCGCTCCATGTCGCGAATCAGTACACACTTCATAATTCCATCCCTGGATTGTTTGGTGTTTTTTTCGGTGGTTTGGGTTTCGAGGAAGTCGTTGACGTCGGCCCGCCATGCCGCTTAGGTCGCGAAGGTCGGGATTCCGTCCAGTTCCAGCGTGAAGGGCGCTTTGAGACCGTCCGCCAGATCGACATTCACGCCCAGCCCCACCGAGGCGGATGTGAACGCCAGCACGGTGCTGCCAGAGTCGGCAAACACAATGTTCCAGACGCAGAGCGCGGGCGTGGTGATCAAATCCGTAATCGCCTGGTGTCCGGCCAAAGCGGGATCGAAGAACAGCTCACCCGTCACGTCGCCCCCCTCGGCGCGTTCGGTCGGCTTCTTGGGAATCCCCGCACCCGAGTTGTCCAGCGTGTCCGCTTCGTAGGTCTCCCCCTTGCTCTCGGCGACTTCGAGCGAAATCACCTGAGCCACGGCGGTGAGCACCGACGAAATCGTTTGTTTGAGCACGGTGCCTTTGCAAACTACCTGGGCCATGATTCATTTCCTCACGTGTACTGAAGTTGCAGCGTCAATGTGACCACGCTGCGGAAGTTGTCGCTGTTGTCGTCGTAGGGTTCGTTCCGATTCGCGCGGTCCAGCATCAGCACCGCCTCGCAAGTCTCATCCCCCATCGATCCCGTGTAGTCGTCGATGGCCGCTTCGATCGCATCGGCCAGAGCACCCGCCGCAGAGAGGCTGGTCGCCTTGCAGTCGATGTCAAACTCCGCGAACCGCAATCCCCCCGTCCCGTCCAAACTGTTGTTGAATTCGCCGTCAATCCGCTCGGTGACCACGTGTGTCGATCCGCCGATGCTTTGCGGCGACCGCTCGCAATAAACCTTGGCTCCGCTGAGGGCGGCCACTTCGGTGATCGTGAGCAGATACGTCCGCAGCCCTTCCTCAATCATTTCTTCGCGGCCTCTTGTTGGATTTTCTGACGCACGGAATTCAGAATGGTTTTTCGCGCGTCCCCCTTGGCTTGCTGAAACGCCTTTTGCATGAAGTTGTCGCCCACCGGTTTGAGCTTGCCCGTCGATTGACCGGCCCGCTTGCCCGATTTGTGAAACCGCTCTTTGGTTCCCAGAATGAACAGATGCACGGAATTCGCACTGAGAAACCCATCGCCCTGATATTTACTGGCCCGCCCGACGGCCACGCCGACCTTGGCTTCGTGAATCCCCTTTTTCTTGCTCGGTTTGTTTCGCGTGCCGATCAGTTTTTTGATTTTGACGCCCCCGATCACGGGAGCTTGCCGCCGCGCCTCGCGGGCGATCACGGTCAGTCCGCGACCGAGCGATTGTTTAACGATCCGTTTTTGAACTTTGGTTTCCAACGCGGCGAGTTGGCGCTCCAGCTGTTTGTCTCCCTTCAAGACCGCGCTAACCACTGGTTCTCTCCGTTGCCGTCACCTCGATTTCGCGGTGCAAAAATCCTTTGTCGATCACGTGTTCGATTTGGAAGTAGCGGGCGGTCCCCAAGTCGGTCAGTTTGATTCGCATCTGCGGCGTGATTTTGCGGGTGAGGTTGTCGGCCCAATAGGTAAAGCGATAGCGTCCCACTCCGCGATTCTGATCGTTGACGTTCCCTTCGGATCCTCCCAACGGCTCAATCAGCTTGGCCCGCCGCGCGGCGTAGCTGGTCCAGTTGTCATCATCCGTCAAATCAATCTGCCCAAACCCATCCACCCCCGAAGTCACCGGCTGCTGAATCACGGTCCGCGTGCGCCGTCCGCTGCGACCGCAACCCGTTCGTTTGCATCCGCACTTCACGACAAAAACTCCCAAACCCGCGAATCCCGCACGACATACCGCGCCATCAACGACAGACTCCGCTCGATGGCGGCTTCGTTGTCCCCCGCACAGCCCCCGTCCCGGTTGCCGTAGAGGTGACCCACGTAGGCGATGATCGCGTCTTTGATCGAGGCGGGCACATTCGCCGCCGAGTCTCCATGTCCGGCCACGTAGGTGACCGTGATTGTGTTTTCTTGCGACCGCACGAGCGGCCACGTCACGTTGTAGGCGGGGATCACCCGCCCGGGACGCGTGTTCGCGTCGACTGTGTATTGATTACTGGCGAGCGTTTGACTGTCGCCGTTGCCGTCCAGATAAGTGATGCTGGTCACAGACTGCAGCGGCCAGCGGGGCAACCAAAACTCCGCCGGCCAACCCCAGTCCAATTTCGTCGTCAATGTTTGCGTGTTGAACGCAGTCCACGAGCGGTCTTCGAGTGTCTCCCGCGCGGTGGTGATCTGACGCGAAAGCAGTTGGTCATCGGCGCTATCGTCGATCACCAACGCCTCTTTGACGTCGCTGACGGTCACCGGCTCAGTCGTCGGCCCCGTTGTCACCACCGTGGAAGTCATCGTTTGGCCACTTTCTTCCGCCGGGTCTTCGCTTTCGGCTCCTGCGTCGGCTGGTCCGCCACGGGCGGTTGGTCCGCCGAGGGCGGTTGGTCGGCTCCCTTCAGAGAGTCAAACCCGCCCACGCGGGTCGCCTTGGCGATGCCCCGTTTGATCAACAGCCGGGCCGCGCCCCGGGGATGGTCCCAGACCTCCCCCGGTTTCCGGCCGTGCCACGGCTTCACGCATTCCAAAAACATAAGCTCAATCCTTGTGACGCCTTCAGGGCGTAACTGCCTCTAAGTCGACTGCCGACCCGCTTACTTGCGGAGCAAACCGTTGCAACCGGCATCCGCCACGCTGAGCGGACCTTCGCCGCCACGCGACAGCCGGGCACTGATCGCCACAAAGGCCCCGGCAGTACCGTTGCCCACGGTGCCCACCACGTCCAGATACCGCTTGCGTCCCCGCAAATCGATCTGGAACACGTGGAAGCCGTTGTCGTCCGTGGCGCTGGGCAGTGCCGACGTGTTGCCGTCGACGTCCTCCGAGGTGCCGAAGACGAGACCGGTCACGTCCGCGAATCCCGAACCAGACGTGTCCGATTCCTGGACCTTCAGTGCGGTCATGGCGATGTCGGTTGCCCCCAGGTAGACCTGGATCTCGCAATAGTCCCAGTCCTTCGTGTCGATTTCGGACGTGGTCAACGAGGCGTTGTCCACAATCGCTGCGGGCGGAGTCACACTCACGTGCTTCGCCATCTGTGCAGGAATCATATTTCTCTTCTCCCGTGCAAAATCGCACGGGAAGCCGCTCGCCGAGCCGACTTCCCGCGCTTGTAAAAAGCGTGTGGAAAATCAGCCAGGCTCAGGAGCTGGGCGTGGAGAGTCCGATGATCGGTCCGGCTGCCGAGGAGGTTCCCCGCTCGTGAACGTTCACGTCGAACCGCTGCGTTCCGAAAATACCGATCTGGTCGTATTCGATGTACCGCTCTTCGGTCACGCGAATCGTGATCCCGCGTCGGCGTCCGATCGCGGCCGCCATCGACAGGTTGCCGAAGTAGCAGAGACCGTCCGTGCTGGTCTGATCGGTGAGCGTGCTGTTCATCACGTTGACGAACACCACCGGATATCCCAAAAACATCCGCATGTTGGGACCGGCCGCAATCGTCTCGGTGGTGTTGCCGCCCGCCGCATCGGCCAAACGGGCCATCGAAGCGGCCCAGCCCGCGCGGTGGATATACCACTTCGCATTGCCGTTGTCCGCATAGCTGGGCAGCTTGCCCACCATGCTCTCAAACGTGTCGATGATCAAATCGCTGAACGCGATGTCGGCGGTCGGCGCGGTCACCTTGGACCCCGCGTTCAGGCCGTGCTTCAGTCCGGTCATGCCGCCATAGGTGCTCGTCCCGTCGCCGTTGAAGAGGCACTCGTCCTCTTTGTCGGCAAACGCATAAGCGATGTGCATCGTGATCATATCGCCGATGTCGATGTAGGCGTCTTCGCTGATCTCGGTCGACGCCAGCACGAGCGCGGCCAGTTTCTTGGCCGTCAACTGAATGTTGTCGTGCTTGATGTCCGATCCGGTGATCGCATCGTTTTCACCGACGAAATAGGCGGTCGGACCGCTTGCATAGCGGGGGACGAGCTTCGTATCGCTCATCATCCGTTCGAGCCGCGCTTCGCGCGCCGCCACACCCCGCTCTTCGCGAAGCACGATGATCGCTTGCTCGACTTCCGTGGGCACCAGCACGGCCCCCTTGGAATTGTCCCCCGTGGACAAGGCGCCACGCGGACCGCCCGATTTCCAGGCCACGCCGTGATCATTGCACCACTTCTGCGATCCTTCGTGATCGTAGAGGGCCGCCATGAAGAACCGCCCGGCAATGTAGGCTTTCTCCTTAGACTTTTCTCCGGTGTAGGCGCGGGGAATCCGCGACATGAACGCCGAGACGGCCGGAATGCGAATCCGATCGCAGAGTAGAATCTGATCCGCGGGCAACTCCTCGCGACCGTCGTTCAGCGTGGTCACGCGGTTGTGCAGTTCGCCCCCGGCATCCCCTTCGCCTTCGCCGCCGGCGTGCCGCCGGGTGACCAGCGCCTGCACTTCGGCCTCATACTTTTCGGCCCGGGCAATATCGGCTTTGACCGCCGGAATGGCCGTGTCCAGCAACCGATCCAGCTCTTGTTTCTCTTGGTCGGTCGGTTCGCGGTCTTCGCTTTTGACCAGATTGCTGATCGCCTTGGCCTTGTCGAGCAGCTCCGCGTGCTGCTCCTGGAGCACCTTCAAATCAAACATCGTGGGCGCCTTTCGGCTTGTCTGCCGCTCCGGCGCGCAAAAAAAGGGGCGAGCCGAACAGCATTAACCAATGCCGTTTGGCACGCCCCTATGCGTTGCGTGACTCAAACT